CTACTAAAGCAGTTGCAGGAATTAAAGATGAGATAGGATTTCAAAAAGATTTAGTTGCGTCTTATAATCCAGATGAAAAATTCAGAAAGTTAACTCAAACAGCAGGGGTAGCAGCTTTAGCTTTGGGAGGTGTTAAAGACGGGTTTAGTGCTTTAGGTATTGAGAGTAAAACATTAGATAAAATCATAGGTAGTGCTCAGGCTATACTCGGTGTAACAAGTGCAGTAGCTGGAATGTCGGACGCTTATTCTATTTTAACAGCATCAAAGAAAGCAAAGAGCGCGGCCGATGTAGTTGAAGCAGGAACGACGGAGGCGTTGGTAGTAGTTGAAGGGCAAGCAACGGCAGCTACATGGAGTTGGAACGCGGCTTTATTAGCAAATCCAATTGTACTTATTACAGCGGGAATTGCAGCAGCTATCGCGGTTATTTATGCGTATGTTAAAATAACAGGTGACGCGGTTAAAGAAGAAGAAAAGGCGAAAGTTGCAAGTATGCAATTATCACAAGCTATTGACCAACAATCAAAAGCATTTGAGAATAACAGTAAATTTGCCGAGCGTGTAAATAAACATAAGATTGATTTATTGCGCGCGTCAGGTGCAAGTGAAGCACAAATTTACAAAGAAACAAAAGCATTAGCCGAACAGGAATTACAGTTGGCAAAGAATTTCAGAGCCGAAGCAATTTTAGCGGAACAAAAAGCGTATGAAGCTAATCGAGATAATCCAACCGAATTTAATGCCGAAACATTAAAGAAGGCTAAAGAGAATATAGAAAAAGCAAAACAAGCCGTTAGCGTTGGTTACGATGGATTAATTTATTTGCAAAATTCTCACGAAGTTTCTTTAGAACAAGCTAAAACAGATGCAAGAACTAAAGCGGCGGAAAACGCAGAAAAAGCAAGGCAAAAAGAAAAAGACGATTTACAAAAAGCAAATGAAAAAGCTATACAAGATAAAAAAGACTATTTGTCAAAAGCTAATGCAGTTGATGAGGAATTTTCTAATTTAAAAATAAATAAGGAACAAGCAGAAAAAGAACGTTTACAAAAAGAATATGAATTAGGATTAGAGGTACAAGCGCAAAAAGCAAAAGACGAAAGCGACGTTGCTAATAATTTATTAGAGGAACAAATTAGACGCGACCAAGCGGCAGCAGATGCAAAGAAATCAAATCAAGATGCTTTAGTTTCGCAAGGCGAGGCATTAATAGCTAACGTAGCTAAATTAGCAGGTAAAAACAAGGCTATTCAAAAAGCCGCTATTATTGCAGACGGTGGAGTTTCATTAGGTAAATCAGTAGCTAATACAGCTGAGGCAGTTACGAAAGATTTAGCAAAAGGCGCGCCTTTTTCAGCTCCATTAGTTGCTTTAGATTTAGCGGTAGGAGCTACAAGCGTTGCAAGTATTGTTAAGGGAACGTCAGACGCTTTAAAAGCAGTTGGTGGAGGCGGTTCTATATCTGGTGGAGGCGGTGCGAATTCATTGCCTACAAGAAATGTAGCACAAGTAGGATTTCAAGGAAGTAGCGAAAACCAAATTAGTAGTGCAATTTCACAACAACAAAAAGCACAACCACCTATACAGGCGTTTGTAGTTTCACAAGCATTAACTGACCAACAGGAATTGGATAGAAAAAAAGAATTGAATAATTCATTTTAATTATTTATCTTTGAAATTATTAACCCATTGAAAAACAGAAAAATGGTAACTTATTTTAACAGAAAAGATTTAGTAAAGTTTGGTAATTATTTATTGTCAGACGAAAGAAAAGAAAATTTACGCAATAAGGTAAATGAAAAGAATGTTACGCATGCGGATATTGAAAACTTTTTAGAGAAAATTAAAAAAGTAGAATAAAAAAGATTATATTTGTAATTGATTATTGTGTGAAGTAGCACAAAACTAAAATTTAGCCATTTTGAAATTAAAACTAAAAGACCTAAAAAGCCTACTTACGTAATTGTGAGTAGGCTTTTTGTCATTATACGCAAATGAAAGTTTTAAAATACAAATATAATCCAAATAAGAAAGGCGTGTTTCGCGTTTCAATCGTGAAAAATCCAGCGGTCGGTGAAGGCGATTTAGTTTTGATGAGTGCGCAAGAAATCAAAGGAGTATTTTACGCGCCAGTTATGATTCCTGATTTACAAATACAAAGAATTGACGAAGAGACAGGCGAAAAGTATATGGTTTATTATGATGCCGAAACCGTTGAGCAATTAGCAAATAATTATTTTAAACAAAACGGAAATAGTAATACTAATATAGAACACAACGCAGACGGAATTGAAGGGGTTTATCCGGTTGAATCTTGGATAGTTCAGGACCCTGAAAACGACAAAAGTAAAGCGGTTGGGATGCCGTTACAAAAACAAGGCACTTGGATTATGGGATATAAATGTGATAGTCCTGAAATCTTAGAACAAATTAAAAATCAATTATTACAAGGTCTTTCAATAGAAGGAATCTTAGATATGGAAGATGATACGGATAGCCCGATCGCTAAATTTAATAAACACAAAGTTATGAGTAAACCACTTTTGGAAGCTTTGACAGATTTAAAAGCAGTGATTATGTCTGCTATATCTGGAGAAGAAAAACCAGTAGAAAAAACGGCCGAAGAATTGGCAGCCGAAGAAGAAAAAAAGAAAGCTGAAATGGCAGCAGATCCAATGCCTACAGACCCTACGGAGCCAGTAGAGCCAGTAGAACCAACAGAGCCAAGTGAATTAGAAACCGCTTTAGCTACAATTGCAGAATTAGAAGCTAAAAATGCTAAACTTGAAGCTGAATTAGCAACTTTCAAAAACGATGCAACTCTTATGAGTGCTCAATTAGAAGAAGTTAACAAAGCATTTACAAGCTACAAAGCGGTTAAAATGTCATCTCAAAAATTAGGAGATACACCAGTTGAAAAAAAAACAAAGTCGTATGCAGAAATGAGCAACGCAGAGAAAGTAAAATTTAATCGAAACAAATAAAAGAAACTATGGCAGTAACATTTACCGGTACAAAGCTACCACAAACAGAGTTGGCAGAAATCCAACAAGAACTTTATCAAGATTCAGCAACATTTAGAGAAAAATGGGTTGACATTCAAGAGGGACATAAATCAGGAACAGACGTTTACGAAAGTAAAGTTTCAGTAACCGCTAAAGCAGCTACTTCTGGAAAAGTTGTAGCAGATGCGTCTATTGATTTGCAAGCGCAAAAAACTCCAGTTACATTAGTATCGATTGAGTTTTCTGATATTATCGATGAATCAACATTGTTAGATACAAGATTTGAACGTTCAATGGCGGCAGGTGCATTTAATCGTATTTCAAACGAATTTGATAATGCAGTATTGCAACAAGTAACTCCAGCAATAGGTGAGACTTTGGAAAACATGATTTGGGATGGTGCTACAGCGGCTCAAAAAGTATTAATTGCGGCTTTAGTTCCGGGAGCTCCGCAAGGATCTATTTCAGCAGGTGCGCAAACTTTAGCAGCTGCAATGCCAGTTAATTTAGTTAACTCTTTGCCAGCAACTATATTGCATAATGCTTCACAGTCAAAAGCTGTACCGGGCGCAGGATTAGGTGACTATAAAAAAGTTTTGACAATTGCAGCAGTTACAGCCGCTACAATTGCAGCAGAGTACGCTAAAATTTACTCAACAGCTCCGTCAAAAGTAATCAACAACAAAACAAATGTTCCTTTTATTTACGCACCTCTTGGAGATATGCAATTGATAAAAGTTGCTAATAACAGCGTTGGAGCAGCTTCAAACAAAAACTTCTTAGTTGAAGGTTCAGGAACATCTGAAAAAATATCTTACAACGGTATCGAAATTAAATTCGTTCCACTTGTTGGATTTAGAATCTTATCTGATCCAAGATATTTGAAAGTGATTATGGATTTAACTTCTGATATGTCATCTTTGAATATCGGAGAAGTTGGAGAGGGCGCAATGCAGCGTTATGTTAAAAACATTCAAACGATAACTACTTGGTGTACTAACCAAAGATATATTACTCTTTACGGAGGTTAAAAATTAATCAGGGAGCGTAAAAACTCCCTATTTAAAACATTATACTATGGCTTGTACAATAGCAATAACAAAATCACGCAATCTTAATTGTGTTACAAAAAAAGTAGGTATTCGAAGCCTTTCAATTGTTCAGTTTGACCCGTTAAATAGAGTTGTGACAACCGCATTAGGAGTGGTTACGCTTCCTGACTATATGCTTACAGCTACAGCACCGGCAGGGGCTAAAATAGCGCGCTTTGACGTCAAGAATACGACAACTAACTACACTGATACCTTAACTAATAACATGGATACCCGTTCTGGAGGCCGTAAAGGTGAATTACCTTTGGTATTGGTATCTTCTACAGGAGTTGACAATATAGCATTATCTGATTTAGTTGATGAATTGACTAAAACAGAATTTGTAGGTTTCTTAGAGTTGAAAAATGGGGATATTTTCGCTATCGGTTCGCAATTTGGAGCATTTACACCGACAGCAGTTGATACTACAGGCGGTCAAGATGGTGATTTGAACGGTATTACACTTACAGTTGCAACGGACGAAGCTGATTCATTCCGTAAATATTGGCTTGCACCGGCCGCAGCAGCTCAATTGTTAGCTTCAACAATGGCTTATTAAGCTTATTTAGAACTATTATAAACAAAAGGGCGTATTATTATGCCCTTTTTTATTAGAAAATCGAATGAAAGTAGTTACTCAAAGCGTACCGGTCATTAAAATAGTTCCTAGATTATACCCAATTATAACCGATACTCTTATTTTAGAGTTGGAAACGGGGCAAACTTTGCCTATAACTTGGGTATTGAATGGCAATTTAATTGAAATTACCATAACCGATGTTTCATTATTCGAGCAAAGAGGAAATTATTCATTTACAGTTACCAATGATGACGTTATTATTTATAAAGGAAAAATTATCTTTCTTAAAAATAATACGGACGTACAAAACTATTCTAATCAAACACAAGATAATAAAAGATGGCAGTAATAGAAGAAAATGTATTTTCATTTGCCGAAAAGGTAGAAAAAATGTCGGTTTGGCAACCTATTGATATTAATCCTAATAGAACCGAAAACGGAGCAAATGCGGTTTGTAATGGCGTTCATAATTCGAACTATAAAACGCTTCGTGACGCTTACGACGATAGCCCTACAAACCAAAGTATTATAAATTCATTTGTTAACTTTATGTATGCCGATGGATTGGCTAACGTTGGTTCAGATTTAGATATTTCAAAATATTTAGATGAGGACACGGTAGAGTTAGTTTGTTTGGATGCTAAAATGTTGGGTGGTTTTGCTTTACAAGTTATTTGGAATGATGACGAAAAAGACCGTAAAATATTAAAGTTTGAATACGTGCCAATTGAAAACTTCGCAGTTGAATTGGAGAAGAAAACAGTAAATCCAAAAGTAGTTGGATATTGGTATTCTTGGGACTGGAAGCAATCAGGAATGTATCAACCTGTAATGTGTAAAAAATTCGATGGAACTTTTCAAGGAGGTGTGGAAATTGTAATTATTCAAAGAGTAACGAAAAATAAATTCTTTCCTTTACCGGATTATTTTTCTTGCATTAATTATGCAATTGCCGAGGGTTTTTTGGGGCAAAATACTAAAACGCATTTTCAATTTGAAAACAAAATAACAACAGTTATAAATTTTAATGGAGGGAAACAAGGAGGGGCAAGCGAAGAAGTTAAAAAGAAAAAAGCCGACAAGGTAAAAGAAGATTATACAGGAGGAAGTCCAAAACATCACGTTGTAGTTTCTTATAATTCGGATGCACTCGACAAGACCACTATTGAACAAGTTGAAACGCCAAACATAAACCAACAAAATGTGTTTTTTGCAGAGGAATGCGAACGTAAAATAATTGTAGGACACAGCGCGCCAAAAATACTGTTTTCTGGAAGCAATAACGCAAGTGGATTCAGTTCTAATGCCGATGAAATATTAGTCGCTACAAAAGAAATGTACAGACGTAACATAAATCCTTTACGAAAAGTTGTTTTAGACGGTTTAGAAAAATTGTTTAAATTAATTGATGTTAATGTAAAATTGGAATTTGTAGATTTTGAGGAATTTAGAAAGTCAGCAGAAGTACCAACCGAAACACCACAAGTATAATGACAAACTTATTCATAACAGCCGAAAACGTCAAAGAAACTACTTCAATAAGCGGAACAACCGACAACGATTCTATTTTGCAAAAAATATATTATGCTCAAATAACGGATATGGTTCGAGTGTTGGGGCAAAGTTTATATGACAAGATTTATGCTGATTTTCCTAATCTTACAGGTGATTATTTGATAATTTATAATAAGTATCTTATTGATATGCACGTATTTTACACGGCTCATTATTTTACTTTATTTAACGAGGTGAAAAGTTCAAATACAGGAAACAACATTCTTACTGGAAATTGGCAACCAACACAAAAAACTGTTCAGTTATCGGAGCAATATAAAAGTTTGGCTATTTCAGTTGAGAATAATTTTCGTACTTTTATGGAAAATTCAACGATTCCAGAATGGGGAAATGATAAAAAAGGAGAGGAAGCTACTAATTTTAATGACTTCTACTAATGGCACAACAGCATATAAATTATTCTACTCCTAACGATGGACTAGGCGATACTCTAATAGCGTCACAAGTAAAATCCGAAAGTAATTTTAATGAACTTTACGCGAATATAGTTGATAAAGTTACGGGTCAGGGTTTGAGTGATACTAATTTTTCTCAAATTGAAAAAGATAAACTTGCAGGATTAGTTGAGGGTGGGCAAGTTCAAAGTGATATGTTGGAGGGAAATAGCGCGTTACCTTCATTTATAAAAAATAAATTCACGAAAACAAGTGACTTCATTAACGATGGTAACGGAATACAAGCGTACGTGCCAGACGTGGGGGCGGTCGGAGTTTATGCGCGTTCAGCAGGTGAATGGATTGAATTACTAGAAGTATTTTCGGTTAAAATATTAGATGGAATTATAGGGGTAACTAGCGGTTTCATAGTAGGGCAAACTACATTTATATTGCCAGCAGGTTCAAAGTGCACAAATGTTCATGTAAACGATGGAAAGTACTCAAAAACAACGGTAAATAATACAGCCCGATTAAACCGATGGTCTCAAACAGGCGACGTAGTAACAATTTACAAAACAACTTCTTTGAATAATTATATCTACATCGAATACCAATAATTTAGAATCAATACAAATAAAAAATTATTATATTTGTTAAAAATTACACCAATGAAAAAAATACTTTTATTTTTACTTTTATCGATTGCCACATACGGGCAAATTGTACCAACCGGAGGCGAACAGGATTTCGACTATGGAATACGAAACACCGCGAGCCAATTAGATGATAACGCTGCATTTATAACCGTTCAAGATGCAACAGGCGTGCAAGGAAAATCCACAGCATCCGTTTGGGCTAAAAAAATCTATGTAGATAATGCAGACGCTACGAAATCGTTCCTATCAACTGGTTTGATTAAAAATGGTTTAGTTACGACAAATGCAGACCCAACTAAATTTAACATCACGGCAGGTATTGGAATTATCACAAACTTCGACAATCCAGAAAGTCCAACGAGTACAATCGTATCGTTTCCTGCATTTACCGGGATTACACCCGCTTATTTATTAACCTCAAATATAACGTATGTTGCAATAAATTCAAGTGCTGTAGTAGTTATGCAAGCTACACCATTTACAAATATTCAAAGGCGAGATTTAATTGCTTTAGGAGCGGTAATACACAGCAATTTAAGTACTATTAATTTAGTTAATAATATTTCAGCGCCTACCAACGCAGGCACGAATCAATTGCATGATTTAATGGAAGCAATTGGAGCGTTAAATATATCAGGAAATAAATATATTGAAAATGGTGCAAATTTATCATTAAATAAAAGCGCGGGAATTATATTTAAATTAGGCGTAAATTTTGCTAATAACTGGAAAGACCCTAATAATTTATCAATTGCATCGGGTACGGCTTTAACATTTAGGTATAGGACACAAAATGGTACAGAAAGCGGAGATTTGACGGTTTTAAATCCAGCAGTTTATGATTTAGCAAATGTATTGACTAGCGTTCCTTCAAATCGTTTTACCATTCAAACAGTTACATTATTTCAAACGGGTCAAACACGAATACAATATGGACAACAAACATATGCTACTTTAGCAGATGCAGAAGCGGCAATAGTTACGCGGTCATTTGTAGTTGAACCAAATATTGCAGCGAATGGAATTGTAAGGGCTTATATTATTTTACGAAATAATGCTACAGATTTAACCAATACAACTACTTCTAAAATAATTGAAGCGCAAAAATTTGGAGGTGTCGCGAGTGGTGGTGTCGCGGTTTCTAGTTCTTCAATTATAACGGCCTTAGGATATACGCCCGCAAATGATGTTGATGTGGTTAAATTGACAGGGGTGCAAACTATTGCCGGATTAAAGACTATAACAGGTGGTTTATTAATGGAAAGTACATTTTCAAAAAGTACCAGTACATTTGCGTTGCCAGACACATCAACCGGAGACTATACAC